ACAACATCACCATATGAGTTTACAGGGTCATTCAATACATCAAGGGTAATGAATTTAACACCATGTAAGGTGAAGTTTCCATCTGCATCATATCTGAAGTAATCAGAACGGTCGGTTGCTCTTAAAGCACCTGCTTCTGCTAATAATCTTGCTTCAAGGATAGAAGAGATGAAGAAGACTGCATTAGCCCTTTTACCTTTCTGGTAAACGAATTGCTCAATCATAGCCTCTAATTGTGGAATGATTTCGTAACCGGTTCCTGCATTGATTCCAGTAAATTCACCCATAGGGAGTCTAGGATTAGTTGCATGACCTGCGGTGTAAGCGGTCTTGACATCATCTAATTGTGCAAGTAATCCTTTTAAGGCATGGATACCTTTGGAATCAGCAAGGGTTCTCTTACCGAAGATAGCGATTTGGTCCATACTGTAAGCGGTACTTGGAGCCATTAATCCTTCCATTTTGTTCATGAATGCTTCGCCTTCAATATTGGTCTCTAAGAAAGTCTTAGGAACAATACTGTAATTGGTGAATGGTTTTGCATCAAGGGTCTGTTTAAGGAAAGTAGGAACTGCTTCAGTTAAAGAACTGATGTCAGAGACTTGTTCACCGTAAGCAGCACCATTAGTAATCTTCTCCATACTCATTAAAGGACTGTTCATTCTCAAGTGTTGAATGTCCTTCTGTTTGGAGCCTTCCATACTAATATATCTGATTTGACTAACAAATTTAGCCTCATCATCAATACGGGTTAAAAATTCTTCAGCAGGTGCGTGTTTAACACCATCAGTCACATCTCCACTAGTGGAGTCCACAAGGGTCTTACCCCATTTCAAGATAATAGGTTTGTTCTGTTCAATATGTTCACGGGTGATCATAAAAATATCCTCCATTTATTTTCTGATTTTTCTTCCGAAGCTGTCACGGCCGGTTAACTCGTTAAAGGTTTTCCTTGGTTCGGTTGTTTCTTCGGTGATTATTTGTTTTGCGGATTTCTGGATTTTTGGTTCTTCCGCTTCTTCACTGGTTGCTGGTTCTTCCGCTTCCGGTTCTTTGGTTAATTCCGCAACGATTGCTTCCAGTTTTTCAATCCTTGAAGTCAATTCCGCGATTTCCTCCGCTACTTCCGGTTTGGCGGTTTCTTCACTGGTTGCTGGTTCTTCCGCTGGTACTTCTGCGGAGTCTTTTTCCACAACCGGCTCATCATCTTCTTCTTTGTCCTTTTTCTCAGGACATTCTTCTTTCATGACTTCAGCCTCAGGTTGTTTTTTCGGCTCTTCTTCACTAGTTAATGGAGCCTCAGATTTCTCAACACTTGAAGCATCAGCCACATCAGCATCATCGTATTTTCCGATGAGTGCTTTGAGTTCAGACATGAAACCCAATGTATTACCTCCTCTTCGATTTTTTTTCACATAAGTCGGATAATTCATAACCTCTAATGGGTAACCATTACTAGGTCCTTCATCGGTTCCTAATCTGCCGACAAGGCTAATGAATGCAGGGTTAATGCACTCCATATCCCTTATCATACTATAGGTAGCCAACTCAGGCAAATCCAACTTACAAGACGATCTAACACTTGAGCTAAGAGAGACCCCCTCAAACTCGTGCTTTTCTATGGACAAGCGTATGTCTGGATTGTCCACTTTCATTGTAATAAGCCATGACCCCACTGGTGCTTCTTTATCTCCGATGGGTTCTGTTGCCTTATTAATGTAATTTTCTAATAAACTGACACCTTCTATCTTTTCGCCTTGGTGCCATACTTCGAAATTGTTTTGGTTGTTAAAACTGGTGAATATTCTTTTAATATCCTCAGAGGATAAGATGTCACCTTGACTGTCCTCTTCATTGGCTGCTATTACACAAGCTTTAACATATAATGCTTCTTCTTTATTATTATACATAAATATCATTCTTTATTAGTAGTATAACTGCACATACAATTGCAAGTGTTGCTGCAGTTATGGTTCTCGTTTTCTATGTCTCCTGGGAACATCAGGTAATCCACTTCACCGGTGACTTCGTTCAGGACCTCGAATTTACTGTCGAGTGGGACTGTTTGATTGTCCATGTTCTCATGCCTTGTATTTTCGAGTGTTGACCATATCCAAGTCTTACTAGTTACGTAGGGTTCGTTGCCGTCTCTTATTGCTTGCCAGTTTTCCATCCTTGCAGCTTCAAGGTCGAGCTTATTGGTTTGGTACTTGGCCAGGCCTTTATGAACATTTTTCATTTCTTTGTAAGTGTATTGTCTGCCGGTTACGCTTGTACCATTCTCCAAGCATTTCTCTATCATGGCTTTTCGGCTTGCGGTAGGTTCTAACTTGTTCGCGAGCCTTGAATACTTTTCTATGTTGATGTCTGCTTGCTGCATTACTCTCTCGGTCCATAATACATTCTTTTGTATCCTTTCCACTTCCACATTGGTTAGGACTGTGGCAACATTATTCGCGGTCATCCTTGCCTGTAACCTGTTGACAGTATCCTTTCTTAATACTCCACGTTCCAGTATCCTACTGAATTGCCTACTGGTTTCGGCTTGATTGAGTGCTTGAACCTCCCCTAAAAGATAGGCTGAACTATACTTTGGCAGGGATGGCAACCTGGTCTCTTCATGATATGTTAAGATGAAATCATCAACAGCCTCATTCCCTATTACTTGCAACCGGTTACGGAAAGGCCTCTGACTCTTCTGAATAAGAACCAAGCGACGATTATGTAGGTAATCAAGTTGCTTGAAATTATAAGGTCTGGTAGTCATTTAACGCTTCCTCAATCCTGTCCAGTTCTTCTTGACTTGTAGGGTCCATGAGCTCGTATAATCCAGGTACTTGTCGGTAATCCCATATGTCTTGGTTTACTGTGAAATCATAATCCTCCAAGTTAACCACTTCTAATATCTTGGATAATCCGGTAATGTATTGTTTAAGGTTTAATCCACCATTCTCCCAAGCCAGTTTAAGGATATTCAGTTCGGTCTCGCGGTTATCGCTAAATTGTGGCACTCCAAGTTCAACATCCACGTTCACTTCATAAATGAAGTAGATGAGCTCCTTGATGAACTCCTGATACTTTTTCTGTTCTTGTATAAGTGCGAGTGTGTAAATCTCAAAGATGGTTTCGGACTGGTGACTGTTCATCGCCTCACTGGTCTGTATCATCAATCGTTGTATAGGGACTCTGTAAACGTTGAGTACTGCTTCTTCGCAACCTTTTTGCTGCTGGGCGAGGTAATCGTAGTTCTGGGCTTCAATATTCACATAGTCAATACTGATTGGGTTTTCGCTCCTGGTATAAACTACTGCTACACCGGAGTCCGCCCCCCTTAATTCTTCATCAATCACTTCTTCTTCGGATGGCAATCTTACAGGGTTGCCTTCTTCATCATAAGTTTGCGGTATCCCTAGTTGTGGTGCCAGGTTGAAATGTAGCACACCATTTGCGATGTTTCCTTTGCTTATCTTGTTATAATTCTTGGATTGTATCGCTATCTCGGTGAATATTTTACTCCTTATGCTCATATACTTTGGTTCGGAGTAGAATAGGTAGAAATTGTCCCCGCCTAGTAGCATTGCAGAGTTAAGATTTTGGTTATTATATGTGAAGTTCTTCGGATACTCTTCCCCTACTATCTTGTAGTAGGTGGTTTCGCTATTGATTCTCTGCCTCAACAGGTAGTATTTTTGATTATCCACTGTTACTTGCACCACAGTTAAACTATGGCTTGGCATCTGCTTAATCTTGAAGCCACCATCCTTAGTGGTTACTATTTCAACCGCGGCGAAGCCTGAGTAATTGAAATCCACCGCGAGGTTGTAAAGTTCTTGTGTCTGAGTATCAAGTAACTTGTTGATCGCTTCCACCTGGTCCTTCATGGTTTCATCATCAGTATTGGTGGGTGTTAATGTTATCCCATTGAGTAGTGTGTCCTCGGCGAGTATTTGACTGCAGGTTGCCACATAGGTCGCATTATCATAAATGTACTTGGCATCAGCTGCACTTATTGGTCTTTTTAATTCGATAAGGTTTTTGCCCTCATCCATTTTCTTACTCTCGAAAAGGTTAGCATAATGGAGATTATCGCCTACGCTTTTCACTACTCTTGTTAACTTGTGGTTAATGTCATGTCCTCTAATAATCATACTTTTATCCTATCCTGTTTCCTTTATGAATCCTTGTACCCTTGCCTAATACTCTTGTGTGCAGATAATTCCTGCCTAGGCTTGCGCTGTCTACAAGGTTTGGGCTTCTGCCTTTACCTAGGGGGTCTAATTGTATGCTTTCATCAATAAAGTCATCCATGAAGGGGCAGTCCTTGTTTAGTTTGGTTCCGCCGTAGGTTATGCTATGCATTAATGGTCTTGCCCTTTGGTACTTGTTGCCCATTGGTTTTTCCAATATGATTGGTATATTGTAACCTGCTTCTAGTATTAGGTTTTGGAAGTACTTCCTTGCATACTCTGGGCTTCCGCCCCCTTCTTGCTCGATAACTATCACACTAGTCAATGGTACTCTTTTATCAGGATTATGTTTGTGGATGAAATTGAGTAGCATACTTTCGGGGTTGCTTGTTCTTGTCTGGTCGAAGTCCCGTATGTATTCCCATCCATTCGCAAGGTAATCATAACAGCAGACGGCGAAGAAGTCCCGTCCTTTACCTGCAAGGTCTATGCTCATTAATTCATAAGCAACTGGAGTGGTAATGCCTGTTATGTATTGGGATTCAGCTGCTTCCCTTGTCATAAGGTCTCCTTGGCTTGGCTTGTAGAACCAGTCACCACGCATCTGGTATTGTCTGTCAATATAATCCAATTCCATGAGGCTTGCTTCATACACCCGGTCATCAATGTACGGGTTGTCTTTGTATCCCATGCTAACATAGGGTGATGGTCCGGTAATGAATTTGTTGATTAGGTATTCGGTACTGTCTCCGCCAGGGTTGCTTGCATTCACCACTCTTAATGGTATTGGGTCGTCGGAGGATTTTCGGACACTACGATTCAAGAATCTTAACACACTCTCATTAAGCTCAGATGCTTCATCATTGAGGATTGTGTGATAGGATTCTCCTTTGACATCCTGCTTATGTGTCTCATCCTGGAATGCCTTGAAATGTATCTCCGCACCAGATGGACTAACCACTTTGATGGGACTGGATTCTCTGCTTTTTAATCCTGGAATATTCTTAATAATATCATAAACACTACCTGTCCCTACTAATTCACGATATCCTCTTCTTGTTACCAGGCACCTATAATTTGGTTCGGTCATGAATTGCAGTGCCAAGGCCGCGAGTAGCATTGTCTTTCCACCACCAGCCGCTCCACCAGTCAGGACATGGTTCACTCCGAGGTGGTCGCGGCATGATAAGAGTGCTACGAGCTTCTGTTTAGGGTATAAACTGAATGGTATGTAAGGGTTTTTGGTTATTGTTTCATTGTATAATTCAAAATCGTAAGCGTAAAGGCCGTTACTTGTTAGTGGGGTTTGGGTGATTGCTTCACTCATTATCAATCACCTCTTGGATCTCTTTGGCTAGTTCGTCTACTTGTTTTATTTTTTCTTTTTTACTGATTGTTTTGACATCGGCTTTGATGTTTTGATTAATATTCTCTGTTGCTTCGCCAAGTTCGAGTAGGTCCATATCGTTAATGGTTTTTATTCCCATCATGTTTTGGTTGAAGTTGTAACCATTTAATTGTCCGTCGGTTACTTGCTTTTCAATGTTTTGTAATTGTTTCATTTTTATCCTGTGTAGCAAATCCTGTTCTTCCCTTGAATGCTTTAACCGGAGTTGTCTTAAATAGAGGGTTCTTTCTTCTTCTTCATTTTCCAAGTAGGCTTCCTTTCGTTTCCGCCACTTAAAGTTGCTACTCCATTTTGAGATAGTATAATATGTAGGTATCTTTACTTTTTTTTCAGATTTTTTCTGAATATCTTCTGAATTTTTCTGAATGTGTTCACAGAATCTCATTATTTCAAAAGTATGGTAGTTTAGGTATTCTTGGAACCAGCAGTATGCATTACTGGATTCTTTTTTTTGTTTTTTCCATATTGGTTCTTGGAGTTCTGTGATTGTCATAGTTATCTTGTTATATTTGGTTGAAGTATACGTTGATAAGGATGGTGATTATTGTTAAGCCTACTCCTACAAGTGCTAAGAGGCTGCTTACTCGGTTGTGGTTGTCGATGTTGGTTTGTTTTTGTAGTGCGAGTTCGGTTTCGATGGCTTTGAGTCTTAATTCGAGGTCGGTGTCTCCTTGTTTGCTTTGAAGAAG